GTGATTTTCTCGGCCCCGAAATGTTCCGCCAAGCTTATGGCCCCGGCCCCAGAGTTTCCGCCATAACTGAAATCGATGAAATCGGCGTGGACCACGTTTTTTATCGGCGTAACCCTTCTCCCCTTAAATTCCCTTGCCGCCTCTGCTCCGTGCATTTTCCACCATGCACGATCCATGGCATAGAGGATGTCGGCCCACGGGCATAGCCGAAACGTCGTGTTCGTTACGATTACGAAGCGGCGGTTCGGCGCTTCTTCCCGCCACGCCCTGATTTTTTCACAATCGTCTGCGGTGAGGCTTGGACCGGAGGCGATGCAGACGGCTTCCCGCCAGCGGTCTTCAAAGGGTCCACTTTCGGCTCTCGCGCGATTCCTCTGTCAATTAATTGACGGCCAACTCCGTCAGAAACCGACATCCGCTCAAACCGCTTTCGCGGCCCGTTGTGTTCGACGCTGCGTATAAACTCGATGACCATTTAGGCTCCCAAAGAGGGGAGGTTTTACCCTCCCCTCTCATCGGTCAATTACGCCCCGGAGGAGGCGAGGGTGAAGTTGCCGGTAACGAAAGCTTCCGGCCGGTAGACGGTCAGGCCGATACGCTCTTCGCACAAAATCGTCACCATGTTTTTGATGAAGTTGTCGCGGTCTTCGGAACTGATCGTGACATTTGCATCTTCGCGGTCCCAACCCTGAGCGCCCATGCGGAAGGCGCCGGTCAGGAACTCTCCGGAGGAGAGGCTCGGGGTCGCGACGACCGGCAGACCCCAGAGAACCGGGCCAGCAAGGCCGGTGGGATTGGCGAACACGTAGCGGCCAACGGTGTCCTTGGTGAGTTCAATGGTCGCCCAATCAATGGGGTTCAGAACGATGCCGTCAGCGGTGTACTCGGCAAGTTGGACTTGCAGCATGGCGATGCGCAGCCGGTCGATGATGGTATCGTTGGTTACGCTGACGCCGGGATTGGCGTAGGCGGTCGCCTGGGTAACGATACCGTTGATGTTCAGGCCAACGCCGGAACCCTTGAGGATCTGTGCCTCTTCCTTGAGCTTCAGCCCGTAGCGCAGACGCCCGTCGATGTAGCTCTGGAGCATCCCGGCATCACTTAGAACCTGTTTTGAGGCGTGAATCCAGTGGGCGATGGTAGCCACCGGAGCCGAAAGCAGGTCGAAAACCAGGTCGGATTCCGGCTTGCCGGCGGAGGGATTTTCCGAGACCACGTTGGCGCTGTTGGTGTATCCGGTTTCCTCAACATACTCAATGCTGTTTGAACCGGTGCGGCCCCAGCTGAGAAGATCGCGGATAAACAGGCGCTGCTCAGGAGGAGCCATCACACCAGGCACCCGGGTCGACTGTAGTAGGTCGCCGCCGGAAGAGGTGCTTTCGGTGATCGCCGCCTGGACGGGGACGGAGAAAGACCCTTTTCCGCGAGCCAGTCGGGAGGCGTTTGCCTGGAACTCTTCCGAGTCGACCACCCGACGGCCGAGGCTCATGGGCGCCGAGGCTTGGCCGTGGCGGTCATCGTTGACCAGTGCTTGCTCGGCGGCGGTCAGACGGGCATTAAGTTCGCCCTGCTTGGTCAGCAGCTCGTCGACCTTGGCTTTGGTTTCGCCGGAGATTTGCTGGTGGAGGTCGATTTCCTTCTTGCTCTGCTCTGCGAAAGCTTTGAGGTCGTCGCCAACTTTCTTCAGGTCTCCCTGAACTTTTTTATACTCGTTTTCGATTACTGCGAGGTCTGCCATTTTTGATCTCCTTATCGTTGGGATAGAACGTGCAAAAAACTCGTTTCCAATACTTCAGTTTCACCAGGCTCGCCAGCGCTCGGCGTGACGTTTTTTCCGGCAGCGCGCGGCGTGCCGACCTGATCTTTTATCTCGCCAAGCAACCGGCGGCGCTCAGAACGAGGCATACCGGACTTTGCGAGGATGGTTTCAATTTTGTTCAGCGCGGCGCGGCGTTCTGAACCTTCGCTGTCTTGGTCGAGTTCATCGGCCGGAAGGAAAGCATCGGCAAAACCTTTGGCGATGGCGTCTTTCCCGGCAAGCCAGGTTTCGTTATCGAGCATGTCGGCCAGGGCAGAAGCGTCAATCCCGGTGCGCGCCTCGTAGATGGAAACCATGGCCGCGTCAAATTGCTCGGAATCTTCTGCGGCCTTTCGCATGTCGTGGCGGTTTCCAACGACCATGTTCCAGGAATTGTGAATCATCAGGAACCCGGATCGTGCAACTTCTACTCTGTCCCCGGCCATGGCTATGATCGATGCCGCCGATGCCGCCATGCCAACCACCTTTACCGTCACTTCGCCTTTATGAGCGCGGAGTAAATTGTATATGGCGAATCCCTCGAAAATTTCACCGCCTGGCGAGTTGATGAAAACCGTGACTGGCTTATCTGATCCAACCCGGCGAAGGACAGAAGACACGATGGTTGCCGTCATTCCCTCGCCCCAATAGTCGCCGATGACGTCGTAAATTCCGATGGTCGCTTCCGAATCCGCAGCCGCTTTCACTCCCGGATTCCACAACTCCATGGCTCGCGGCGAAAGGTCCGGCGATAGTCTCGCCATCGGTCGCGCAGTAGGCGCGTCAGGCATCGTTTTTTTACTCATCTTTCTGCTCCAATCCTTTAAGCCACGAGGCCAGTGCGGCCCTGGCGGTATCTCCATCCCTTTGCACGCCCAACGAGTCAAGCGGCGCCATGGCAGTCTGAACCGTCAGCACAGCAGCATTCCCGCCCATGAGGTCTCTATTTTCCAGCGCTCGCACTTCGTCACGGGTGAATATGCCGTTGTTGACCATGACGGAGTAGAACTGCGCTCTGGCTTGCGAATCGGCGCGTAACAGACCTTCGATGGAATATTCGGCATAATATTTGATCCGCTCTGCGGGGGTGAGAAGGTGCATGTTGATCGCCTGTTCAACCCGGGTAAGCCAGGGGCGCAGTGTGAAGGTCAAAAATCCGATGAGCTTTTGTTCCAGCCCGGTGCCCCAATTGCTGTCCTTATTCCCGTGCCCGACCATGGACGGATCGACGCGGAACCAGCGACATACTTCTTCGACGGAGTAAGCCCGACTTTCGAGCAGCTGCGCGTCGTTTGGGTTGATGCCAATGGTCATGGCGTCCATTCCACCCTCAAGCAGCGGCGACTTGCCAGAATTCAATGCCCCGGTGATAGCTGCGAGGTTTGTTCGGAACTCGGCACGCTGTTCGGGCTTGAGGGTGTGCTGCATTTTGAAAGCAACGGTCGGCATCAGCCCGCGTTCAAATGTCCCATTCGCAGCCTCGTTCGCAGCAAGCGCTGATCCGAATATCCCGGCTCCATACTGAATCGCAGACAACCCCCATTTTCCGTCCAGGGAAAACGCGGGAATGTGGATAAGATTCTCGGCATAAATACGGCGCTGTAATCCGTCCGGCTCGGTGTACCAAGTTTCTTTCTTTCCGGTCGTTCCTACGCGATAGCTGATGCGAGAAGGAACTAAGAAATAGAGAGAAACCACCTTGCCGGCGTTTCTCTTGGCCTCGATAAATGAATTGCCACGCAACAGCATCGACGCGACCACCGATTCCCAAAATGTCGTTGCAGTGCTGCTGTTGTTCGGGTAATGGAGCAGCGACCATACCGGGTGATCGTTAGCAACTTTGCGTCCGCCGGTTGCCGTGCGCTCATACAGATGAAGAGGCAGTGTCGCAATCGTCTCGGCTACGAGCCTTGTGCAAGCCCACGCAGCCGACAGCGACATAACTGTATTCTCGTTTATTGTCTGACCGGCGGATGACTGGCTTGACAACCACTGATTCCAAAATGTGGCGTCGGTAAGCGCGAGGGGCACGCCCAACCAGTCTAGGATTGCGGCTTTCGCTCGATCAAACAATTATTGGCTCCATGAGAAATGGTGTCAGGTCAACGAGTTCTTCAGCTTCCGCTCCACCCAACGCCATGGCAAGAGAGACAATGCCGTCGATGCGTCCGGTGGCCTTTTGCTTGTCAAGTTTGCGGTTGCCGGAAGGATCTTTGACGGCAACAGCATTTGCAGCGCACATGGCAAGGACGGGATGATTTCCGTGGCATATGCGCGCATTGAGCAATAGTGCCTCCATGCTTTCCAGCGCCGGGGACATATCTTTGAATCCCTGGCCAAACTCGACAAGCGGGAGCATCGCCCCGGCCCGCTCAACGGCTTTTTTCAACACGTCGATGCGCCAGCGGTCAAATGCGATGGAGTCAATGTCAACGTCGGCGAGGATGTCGCCGATATCAGAGACAACCCAGTCATAGTCAACCGTCGCCCCCGGGGATGTGCGAATCAGCCCTTGCCGCACCCAAACGTCATATGGCGAGCGGTCCCGCTTCGCCCTGTCTACCAGACCGATTTCAGGAGTCCAGAAAAACGGATGAACATGGGTTTTTCCGTCCGGGCCGTCGCCGACGACAACAAGGGATGTCAGGTCAGCACGTGAGGAAAGGTCGAGACCGCCGCGAAGATTGGTCAAGCTGGTCAGCGGCAACGGGGCGCCACCGCAGGATTTCCATACACTCAGGCTGACGAATGGCGAGACGGTAGAAACTCGCTGATTAAGATTGAGATTCCGGAAAGTCGACTCGAAAGACGGCATCCGCGAGGCTTTCTTGGCCTGCTTCCGCATGTCTTTGAGTGATCGGAACTTCCCTAGTGCCGGGTTTGCCGCTTTCCATGCCTCTTCGTCAAGGCAATCGGCGTCTTTCTCGGCGGCGTAAAGGTGGCAAACGGTCCGCTTCGGCTTGTGCAGGATGGCATCGTCAATCTGCACGCTGAAAAAATCAGCGTCATTTGCAGCCTGAGTGCTGATGTAAATTAGCAGAGGATTCTCATATGCAGCCTGAGCGGTCGTGATCGCGTCGACGAAATCGCTCTGTGGCCCGCGAATCTGCCCAACCTCGTCCAATATCGCGACGACAGGGCTTTTGCCGTGGGCTGTGTGAGCGTCTGCCGATATGGCGCGATATTCGACATTCATTGGCAGGCCGATGAGCGTCTTGCTGGACGGCACCGGGTGGATGATTCCCGACAGACGCTTCGACATCATCACGCACTTGCTGGCGATGTTGTATACCTCGGCGGCCTGGTCCCGGCTCATTGCGCCGGAGATTATGCGGCTGTTCTGGATCGCTTCCGGGCCGACGATGTGAGCCAAAACGAGGAAGGCGATGGTGGCCGTCTTCGCGTTCTTCCTGGCAATGGAAAGGATCGCCGTGTCGGTGTCATGCGGATTGTCGTAAACCGCGAGGATAAATGTGCGTTGGAACTCGTCCAGGTGAACCGGCTGTCCGACAAGCTCGCCCTCAGGAACAACGCAATAGCGCTCGATGAAGTTGATGATGCGCTCGCCTCTGGTCATGGTACCAGACGGCAATCCCGCCACATCCCGGAGAACCGGGACCGGTCCGCTCTTTATCGCGGTTCGGATATGGGCGGGAATGGCGGTCAATGCATCGGCCTCGCTATGAGATCATCATCGGCCACGGCTTCCACGGCTTCCATGGCGGCGGATTGTGCTTTGTTCGATGCCACCTGCTTGGCGCTCTTCCCCTGGGTCGCCTCGGCATGGACTTGGAGTATCCGACTTAGAGACACGAGCCGCCGCGTCATCGTTTCGAGCAGATTGTGCTTCGGGTTGACGATCTGAGTTCCGCGCTCATTTTTAACAACATCGCCTTCGACTTCGATCTCAGCGCTCAGTCGTTCGATGTTGTATTTGGTCCGGGCGAGTTCGGCAGCAGTCTCCAGGTCGGTGTCGTTCCACCGGCCAGCGGCCCGGGCCTTAACGATGGAGT